GCTTGTGTATTATCGCAGGATGAAGTGAGAGGGAAGCGGGAAAGTAAAAAGTAATTCAACCGCATACTTCCTCGCTATTCCCCGCCTGCAAGCATTGATAACTGTATATCTCATAGCGGATGATTTTGTAGGCCGCGATTATGCACAAAACAAATAGAAGAATGCGGATGCAGCGGTTAATCATCACCCATCACCTCCCCGCATACATCACATTTCAACGGATCACCAGATTGCGCCGCATGTGTGCAATATCCGCAATTATCGCAATGTAATACACCGAATCCGTCATAATCAATGGTTTCAATATGACACTGCGGGCAGATCATGGTGGGCATGTTATTAATCACCGCTTTTTCTCCATGCCCACAAAAGGTAGGCATTTATCAAGCGCTGCTTTCAATTCCTCAATCTCTTTCTGCGCGGCGGCGAGTTGCCGCTGTAAGCAAACAGGACATAAACCGTCTGCATGAATAGCAACTTCCATATCTGTTAAGGAACACCTACAAAGATGCGTATCGCTGCTCATGTCTCTACCATTGCATCTTGATATGGGGTATTTATCGGGCCGTACCAGTCAGCATCAATTTCTTCCGCCTCAGCATACGTCATCTGATGATCTTCGTGCCCACCTTGGAGCGATACATGCACAACATACATGCAGTATGGCGTATAGCCTTCACAGCACCAATAATAACCAGGTAATGTTGGGGGCGGTATTTTCCGTGTCAGAGTGCGATTGACTTCTGACCTGATTACCCCATTCATAAATGCCGTTAATTCTACGGCATATTTATCCAATGTCTGCTCGGCTGGTCTATCAGTTTTCAACTCTATTACCATGTGGTCTAGAACAGCTAAAATGTAATCATTCTCAAATGTATTACTGCCAAACTGTGTTGTCATATTTCCGTGCCCCCTGGATACCATAAATCAACCAGCGCACATTCCGGCAAGGTTAAATCTTTGGCGCGTTTAATCATGATGAAGAATTAGCTTCAAGTTCTCGTTTTGCTTGTTTTGCAACCTCATCAAGTACCGCCCATTTTATTAGCTTTGGTAACTGTGCATTTGCAGTGCCGTAGTCCCTCCTTAAAAAATATAACCACTCTCTATATGTTCTTTCTGATATTTTTATTTCGATTGATTTCATCCCTTCTTGCTCCCAGCAATAATTGCGTTCCAGTGTTGCCGTGCCGCCTCTTCTGTCAGGTGGAGTTTGCCGCAGGAGAAGAGATATGAATCCTCATCTAGTCGATCCCAGTGGAAACCTGACATATGTCCCCCATCATAGCTGAATGATATCCAAACCATCGTCCCCACTTCCGGAGCTTCCCGTAACGGCTCCGGCACTTCGATGTTGTTGATGAGGATGAATTTAGGTTGCGGTGGCTTGAGACGATAATCAGAATCAGCATCCCATCTTGGATGGAACATAAAATCAAACCAAGTATCACGATGCTTATATTGCATAAACTCCCATGGCCTCTCGTACTCCTGTGCGAGCTTGGCATACTCCATTATCAGTTTGTGGTGTTTATGGGCGGGCATGGTTACTCAGTCAATAAGTTCGTATGAGATATAAAATATATCTGGCTTGCATGGATAATGTTCACCTTTTATGCCAGTTATAATCCAATCACCGGGAGAAACGGCGTGCCATCCTTCAAGAGTTGGTATAATCCCGCCATCTTTAACAACATCACCAGTAAACTTAGTAGGCTGCTTTACAGCAGGATGGTCGCCAAACTTAAACCACTGAACTGCATCAATTACTACTGGTTTCTTTCTGTATTTCATATCTCTGGTGTGCGTCTTCTTCTTTTTGGTAAATCACGATCATACGCTTTCGCCTCTGCCTGATGCTGGCTTAACAATTCTAGCAGCACTCGCGCCGTTGATTCATTTGTCTGCTTTTAATCGTTCAATTTCTTTTTCTAATTTCTGTATACGCATATGCGGATAGGGTGGAAGTGCAGCCATGATAAACGGCAATCCTTGAATAGCACGTTCGGCTCTAATCTGTATCCACCTGTCGCGTTTTGATTGCGTCATTGAATTACGTGCCACCCTGGCAATATGATCGAGCGCGTCCTCAAGAAGCGCAATACGTTCAGCATCGATCATCTTTGCCATCCGCAATTACACAGGCACTCAGGCTTTTCTATAGCGGCGCCCGCGAACGTCAACACCATGCACAGAAAGGCGGCAAATAGGATAAGCAGGTTGATGAGCGTGGCGCGGGTCATTTCTTTGCTGCCTTCCGGCCCTCAATCCTCTGGATAACAGCGTTGAGTTGTATTGCCCTCTCTGTCGCTATCTCAATATCAGATAGCAGTTCAAGAGCCTCAACTGGATCGCCACCGCAGAAGAATTGATTGTGGCCGTTAACTGACAGCATTGATGGCATCAGGTCCACAACCTCCTGCGCCATTTCTTTCAGTGTTGCGAGTTGAGATGATTTCATAAGTTGTCCTCCTGCCATATCGCCAGCGCGTGTTGAAATTTACGCCAGCCCTTTTGCAAATCATTCTCTGCATGTTCGTGGAAATCCATTTGTCCGTCTTCCAAGCACACAAACAGGTTCGCACAGCGAGCAGTGGGTAACCCTAATCCCATCCTGTAAGCAGCCAGTTGCATAGTATGATCTGAATAAACCATCTTGCCGGGCTTGAACTTGGCCGCGGTTTGCTTGGTTTTGTAATCAATTATCCAATCATCGCCATTACTCAAATCAACTTGGCCGCCATAACCCGCGCCAGAGACAAACTTTTCTTCTGGTCTCCATGCCGGCGGATTAACTATCGTTTCTTTGTAAATACGCAAAGAAGCCGTACTGCATAATTTATAATGTTTATGTTCAGGAGATAGCAGGTCTTGAATATATTTATCCATCGAATCATGGAAATCACTGCCAGCATCAGGGGCTTTATCCATCTGTAGTTCGGTGAGACGTTTTGTTTCCGTTATCCGGTCTTCGTCACAACTGAATGTGCCGCACAAAACATCTAAATGTTTCCATGTAGTAATAAGATGTTGCTCGATTAGCCAATTTATCAGCGCGTGTTTTGCAAGGATATTCTGTATGGTGGTGACTGATGGCAACCATGCCTCGCCTTCCTTGGCGGCTTTTTTCATGTCGGACAGACGTGAGGGGCGCAGCTTGTCCGGTTGGCTCGTCATTGGCACAAAATGACGCGGCTCGACTATGCCATTTTTTTCAGTGTAGAAATGCACAGCCTAAAAAGGTATCTCGTCGTCAAACGACGCAGGCGGCATTTGCGGGGCAGGTGGCGCTTTAATCACTACCCGCTCATTCTCTACCCGTACTCGCAGACAAGGAACATCTTTGCCTTGATAATCTGTCATGTCCCGGTACAAAAGCACCTTGTTACCAGCCCATTTAGCATCATCATGCCCATAGGCGGCGGATATTTTTTTATAGTTTGTATTATTCAACATCAATCCCTTCTGCCTGCCCTGGAACATCACAATCAGCTTTTGTTCTCCATTCATATCCGCTGTTTCTGTGCCGCTGATAATTAATTCAAACTCCTTACCTTCCGGCAAATCTTCAGCCTTCAGGTAATTGCTTTTGCTCTTAAACATTTCGCTTCGATCTGTCATGTTGTTTTCTCCTGTATGGTATTCCCAATAGAAATAGGTAAATTCTGCAAGCCATTCACTGACTGTCTGTGCTCTGACTCGTTCGTGTTCTGCCACCATGATAAATCTTTCATCACAATGCTGTTGATAGGCTGGATCGGAATCCAGCAACTTAAAATAATCATTCTTGATGCCGCTCATTCCGTAATCTCAATAAATTCGGCGTCATCATTGAGTGAATACCAAGTGTCTGGTTTGATGCCATTGTCGCCAACCTTGCTTGCGCGAATGTGGATTAAATGTCCAACATCGTCCCGGTAACACAAAACGATTGCGCTGTCTTTGCAGGCTTTAGCTTTACCGGCGGGACCTGATGAAATTGCAACTGAGTCCCTTCCTTCTACGGTGGCTGCGCTCTGGTGTCCCGTGTTGGTGGCTGCGCTCCGGTCTCCCGTGTTGGTGGCTGCGCTCTGGTATCCCGTGTTGGTGGCTGCGCTCCGGTATCCCGTGTTGGTGGCTGCGCTCCGGTCTCCCGTGTTGGTGGCTGCGCTCTGGTATCCCGTGTTGGTGGCTGCGCTCTGGTATCCCGTGTTGGTGGCTGCGCTCTGGTGTCCCGTGTTGGTGGCTGCGCTCCGGTCTCCCGTGTTGGTGGCTGCGCTCCGGTATCCCGTGTTGGTGGCTGCGCTCCGGTCTCCCGGGATTACAGTTTGTTCTCGATTTGGGATAAGTTGCGCCATGATCCAGCCAACGGCATGTTGTACCATTTCAGGAATCTTTAATTCTGCTTCGATAGTAATCTTCGCTGCGGCGAACTTTGTATCACTACCATCCCGATCAGTTTTACCTTCTGTAGAAACAATGGCGTAGCGCGAATCGGACGGATCGTAATATTCGAAAACATCCAGCGGGTATTCACAGGAATGAAAACCTGTTGAGCAACATTTGACATTACCGCCGTGCTTATATGACCTGCCGATTTCAAACTGGAATCCGTTGCAGGTCATGTCCATGTGAAAGCCTTTATACGATTTTGTTTTTTCGCTCATATCAATCTCTCGCTGTACATATATGCGGTGGCACGACTTTCTGCTGACAGTCCATGCAGACGATCTCAAGGGGTGGGCGGTAGGTTACTGTAAGGCATGCTGATTGCCGATCTATGGCCTGTAATTGTTTTTTTGTTTCTGGGGTGAGGCAATATTCAGGCACAAATAAACAGCCGCGTTGTGTGTGAAATTCTGCATGTTTAACATTGAGCAATCCGCCTGTTTGCCAACCAACAAAAACGCCGCGAGTAAATCTGGTTCTCCCAGTGGTAATATCTTTGTATGTGTATTTCATTCCTTCCTCGGCACATGTGGGTTGGCCAGCATGAAATCGTGTAGGTTGTTCAGCGTCCTGCGTGCCCTCTGTTCCATCCGGTCCTTCCGTTCCAGCCATCCGGCGGCTAGACACAGAATGGCGAAAGCGGTTATGACGAGGAAGAGCATGTGGAGGAAGGCGGGCATGTATTCTCCCGTATCCATTTCTCAATCTTCTCCATCGTCTGCCCGTCCAAATCACCGATGATGTTCTGATCGCCGATGTTGACATCCGTGATGGTGATGTCATCAAGGCTACGGTGCCAGTAGCCGTAGACGTGCAGGGTGAAGAAGCAGAAGTGCTTGCCTGATTCTTTGGCGTCCAGTTCAATGGCGTCCAGTTCAATCTCGGCCAGCAATTCAGGACGGCGCCGGGGCGTGATGTTGTGGGCAGCGGCTACAGCTGGGGCAAAGATACCGTCCATCGTGCGTTGCAGGTGAGTCATCATGGATTGTTCGGTGGTCATGGAATGAATAATAGCAAGGCTAATAAGAAAGTCAATAGCCTAGCTAATATATTATTGCAAAATTTTACTGCGTGATGAGTTTTTGAGGATTTTTATCAGCGGTGACGCCACCCAGAAAGTCTTCATAACCCTGGATGTGGCCTATCATGGTATCCAGCATTGATTTGAAGTCTATGGCCGATCTCGGTGGGAGGGATTGCCATTTGATGGCAATCTCGATTGCATCCGGGCGCAGATCCCCGGATACCATATCCTTATATTCGAAATCTTGCCGTATGTCTGTCGGCCTGACTTTCAATATTCGGGCCCATTTCATCACGGCTACCGGCCCGAGGACGATGGTGCCATTCAGATACTGACTGATAAGCCCCTGGGTCTTCGGCTCGCCGTGGCCGCCCCATAGGGCTGCAACTTTCTCCTGCGTCAAGCCAAGTGGCTTTTTTCTCAGTCTCCAAAGGTTTTTGAGCCGATCTGCAGCTTCCTTATCGGCTTTGGTAATCTTTCTGGTCTTTTTCATGATTTTCACCCTACCCGCGATGTTGAAAAGAATCCATTAGGGCGGCTATTGCTTTAATAAATAGCTGTGCTAATATAAATCTATGCGCTTGGATGAATATCTGAAAAAGACCACTCAAGACGAGTTTGCGAAAGCCGCTGGTGTCAGCCAGGGGCTTATCAGTCAATGGTTAAGTGGCACCACCTCCATAACCGCTGAAAACGCGGTAAAGATTGAACGTATTACCAAAGGTGCCGTCACGCGCCAAGAACTGCGGCCTGATATTTTCAATGAGATCGCCGCATGACGATTCCCATGACCTCCCGTTATGGGGAGACCAATGATAAGGATGTCGACACTCGGGCCGCCACCCCAGCGGCCCTCTTTTTAACTCTTTCCACACCTTTTGGTTTCATTGGCTAAAACCTATTTTAGAGAAAATGAATAACCGTAATACCAAGCCGCCGCTGGAGTGGGACTGATGGACATCCTCGCTCAGGTTTGTTCCGAACTTCTTACGATGATCATCATGAAAGATTGGCATGACGCGAGAATTTCCATCGATCCCGTCACCTATGAGATTCATGCCGTGACGTTTGAACGCGATACTTACAATTTATGCAGCGCAGACGGATGGGATGATTACGGGCTGACGTATAAGTGGGCGGTGGCGCAGAGATGACGCAGTTAATTAAATATGAAGCAGCCTGTCATGCTCTGGCGGAAGCTCATGCGGTGGATGAAGTAAAAGATATCCGCGACAAATCAATCGCCATGCAATGTTATGGGCGGCAAGCCAAAAATAAACAGATTGAAATTTATGGAGCAGAGATACGCATCAGGGCAGAACGCAAGTTGGGTGAAATGATTAAGAATGGGCAAAACTCCGGCGCAATTGAAACACATGGCGGCAATAGAAAATCAACCTCGCCACTGCCGAGCTTGAACGACATGGGCATCAGTTACGATTTATCCTCACACGCCCAATCGCTCGCCAGTATTCCAGAAGATGAATTTGAAGCGACGCTGGCCGAACACCGAGAAGAACAGCAAGCTGTGACTGGCCGCACAATGGAAAAGTTGGCTGGAAGGGCACACGTAACCAATAACTCAGGGAACAATGAATGGTATACGCCTTCTGAATATGTGGAAGCTGCCAGGAAAGTAATGGGTGGGATTGATTGTGATCCAGCCAGTTCTGAAATTGCAAATCAGACGGTTAATGCAAAGATATTTTTTACATCAAAACAAGACGGATTAAAACAAAAATGGACCGGACGTGTGTGGATGAATCCGCCATATGCTCAACCGCTTATCCATGAATTTTGCACGGCGGCGAGAGATAAATACCTGTCCGGGGAAATAAAAGAAGCATGTGTGTTAGTTAACAACGCCACCGACACGGCTTGGTTTCAAATTCTCGCTCATGTGTGCCGTTCAATTTGTTTTGTCAAATCAAGAATCAGGTTTCTTGATCTAAATGGCAATCCCAGCGGGGCACCATTACAGGGACAGGCAATTATTTACATTGGTGAGAAACCAAAAGAATTTAATAAAGAATTTTCTTCAAAGGGAATTGTTCTTTACAAATGAATGACGCAGATCGTGGAAAAATCAGGAACAGAACATATGCCCAGCAAATCAGAGATTTTAGCGGGCTGCGTTATGGAAAAATTACGCCTACGGATATTGATGCGTTTCTGGATTTTGGTAACAGGATATTTGTTTTCATTGAATCAAAACATGGGACAGCACCGCTCCCATACGGCCAGCGTCTTGCGCTCGAACGATTATGTGATGCGTGTCAATCCGCGCACATTGAAAGTCTTCTACTTATTGCAAGCCATAACACCAGTGATGATATCAATGTGTCAGATTTATTAGTCAAACAATATCGTTATAAACAAAAATGGAGTAAACCCATTGCGGCAATTTCAGTGCGAACTGCGATTGATAAATTTATTGAATCAAAACGACAGGCGGCATAATGCTCCACAAAATCGACGATGAACTGAAACGGTTTGAGCATGAAACCGACGCGCAATGGGAGGCGTTCAGGTGCGGACTATGGATAGGCGGTATGTTCGGCCTGGTGGTGGGCGGCGTCGTGACGTGGTGGATTTATGGATGACCTATGAAATAGGAGACAATTATGTTTAAGGTTTATGGGCTAGACAAGAATGCGGAGCTCAAAAAATGGTATAACAAAAACGGGCGGGCAAAAAATGAGAACGAAGAAGAATATGGAAAGCGCGCAAAACTCGCGATTGATAATCTGCGCGCGCGCCCACTGGATGAGTTCGACATCCTGGGCCCCGCCCAAGAATTTGTAAAAATGGCGCAGAAAAATGGCATTACTGATTTATCCGTCAAGTTTGAAAAGCTGTTTGAAACGGGCAAACCTGAACATCCGGTATCCAGAATGATGGTTGATGTGTCTGAGTTAAGTAACATTGACGTCACCCAGCAATCGCAGTTACGCGCCAGATTGAATGGCAGCGCTTTTGCGTAAGACCAAGGGTGAGGGGGACGCTGTGAATTTTTACAAACGATACCCAGGGGACTATATGGGCAAGACGGCGCACCTGTCTCTGGTTGAGCAGGGGGCTTATACGGTGCTGCTTGACCATATTTATTCAACCGAGAGGCCGCTCCCGCCTGATCTTGCGGCATGTTACAGGATAGCCAGAGCTTTCAACAGGACAGAGCAAGTTGCGGTTGATACCGTTCTCGCCCAATTTTTCACGCTGGCTTGTGATGGATATATGAACGGGAGGGCACTGAAAGAGATAGAGAAATACAGGGCAGCAAGCGCAAAGACGACCTCGTTCTGGAAACGCATTCCGCGATATGTCCGTACAGCTATCCAGGCTGCACGCCACGCCAGAAAATTAAATGCAACACCGGCTTGGCTGAGTGATAAACACAAGTCAGACATCAAGGCTATTTATAAGGATGCTAGACGCATTACGGTTGAATCAGGTGAACGCCATGAAGTTGACCATATAGTCCCACTGGTGAGTAAGTTTGTATGCGGGCTTCACGTTCCGTGGAATTTGCAAATTCTCCCGGCTGACATTAACCGCGCAAAAAGCAATCACCTGCAATGAATTATTTCAAGGACCATATCGGGGACTACGCCGCCGCAACTTCTCATTTGTCATGGGATGAGGACATGGCGTACACGCGCCTGATACGGGCGTACTATCTGTCTGAGAAGCCCATCCCGGTAAACATGGCCGCAGCTTGCAGGATGGCGAGAGCAACAAGTAAAGCTCAAAAGGAGGCCGTTAAAACCGTTCTTGATGAATTTTTCATCCTGCAGGATGACGGCTGGCACCAGAAAAGATGCGACGAGGAGATAGACCACTTCCAAGGTAAAAGAAAAAAAGCAGCGGCCAGCGCGGACTCCCGATGGGAGCGTGAGCGTTTGCAAAACGAAGGCAATGCGAACGCTATGCAAGGTGACATGCGAACGCATAGCGAAGGCAATGCTAACCATAAACCACTAACCACTAACCAAGAACCAATAACCAAAGAAAAGAGAGGGCGTTTCACGCCCCCCGCTCTCAAGGAGGTCGAAGAATATTGCCTTGAACGCAAGAACAGCATCAACCCCCAAACCTTTCTGGACTTCTACCAGGCCAACGGGTGGGTGCAGGGCAAGGGTAAGCCCGTCAAGGACTGGCGTGCGTGTGTCAGGACGTGGGAGGCGCGGGAGAAAGATAGCCCGCAGAAAAAAGGCAACGGCACCATCCCATCCCCCAACGACCACAGGGCGCTGGAAGTCTATGCCAGCGACCATGGGATCACATCGAAACCTGGGGAAAGTTATTTTGATTTACGACAACGCTGCGTGGCGGCAAACACATGAGCAAAGAGGAAAAAGTTTTTGTCCCGCGCATCTGCTTTGCCTGCCATGGGGAAATACATGGTTACTATCGCACCTGGCGCAACCGTAAAGAACGGACCGAACGCTATAAATGCGCGGCCTGCCTACTGTATGCGGATCTTGACTGGCGCGATAAAGCTATTGCCGATTTACAACGCGAGCGGCCAGAGTTCGCTGTTGTACCTGCCGACAAGGTAGACATCGGTGAACTGCTGAAGATGTGCATCAAGTCCATGGGCGGCAAGCCCACTCCGCAAATGGAGGCGCGCCACCAGAAAGAATTTACTCACTGGCAGAGCAACGAGACCCGGCGCCGGGAACTGGAACGTGGTCTGAAACAAGCGGTCAAGGCTGAGATTTTACCACCCCTCACACCCGAACAGATTGAAGCTGCATGAATAAGCATTTCATTTGCCACAAAGATGATAAGCGCAGGGAATTGATACGTGGCAACGCGATGATGTTCCTGCGCCAGTTGCCGCTTACTGACAGCATTGAAATTATCATCAGGTTGTACGAAGAGCCAAGAACTCTGCCGCAAAACAGTTTCAGTCATGCAATTTATACCGATATTGCCAGAAAAAATAATGACGATACGCCAGAGGGAATTAAATGTTATTGCAAATTAACTTTTGGGCTGCCCATTTTAGCGGCCAGTAATAACACGGACGTTGCTAGTAGATATTCTATGCTGCTGGAAACCCTGGAACCATTAAGTTACGAATATCAACTGAGGTTGATGCGCTCAATTCCAGTAACAAGCGTAATGACAAAACATCAAAAATCTGAATATACAGAGCAAGTATTAAATCATTATTCGGCGGCGGCATGAAAAATCTAACAGGTAAGAGAATCGGTAGGTTAACGGTTGTTGGTCTTAACGGAAAAAATAAATGGAATCAAATGAGGTGGGACTGTGTTTGTGATTGCGGCGGCGGTAAAGTAGTTCAGTCTACATCTTTAGTTCGCGGCAAAACTCGCTCATGTGGTTGTCTGGAAGCAGAATCGCGTGGAGCATCACAAAAAACACACGGCGAGGGATACCACCAAACTCAAGAATTTCGCACTTGGGGCAACATGAAAACTCGTTGTTACAACAATAAAACGAGACATTTTAAAAATTATGGAGGGAGAGGCATAAAAGTTTGCGATAGGTGGTTACATTCATATGAAAACTTTCTTGCTGATATGGGCAGAAAACCAACAAAAAAGCATACTTTGGATAGAATTGATAATGACAGGGGATACTCACACGATAACTGTCGCTGGGCGACATACAAAGAGCAAGCAAACAATAGAAGACTACCATCGAGAAATAGAATAATTGCTAGCGAGGCCGGGGAAGTGCTGCCGCTGCTGGACCCGGAATATTACTGGAAGCACCGGAAGGCGGGATGAAGCGCCCTGAAAAACTCTCGACGTTGAAGGCGAGGCTATGGCGGCTGACCTCTGAATTTGTGCGTAAGTCCAGGATGGATAGCGCTGGGCATGTCCAGTGTGTGACGTGTCCGCAAAGCAAGCCTTACCGGGAGATACACGCCGGTCATTTCCTACCGAAGAAAAAAGGCAGCGCCGTGTATTTTGATCTCCGTAATATTCATCCTCAGTGTGTCTCCTGTAACGTTTGGCAGCGCGGGAATATCCACGCCTATTACGATTACATGTTGATGCGTTACGGCGAGGAAGTAATTGCTGATTTAAAATATCTGGCGCGGCAGCCGCTTAAACTGACCCGCGTTGACTACGCCGAGAAAATCAGTGAAATGATAACGAAGATAAACAACTTACGAAATGGATAAAAAATATTATCTCCGCAAATCCGGCAAGCCCGTTGATGTATCCACCGTCGACGCCACTGATGGTCATGTCACTGTGCTTATCTGGTATTCACCGTCGGAGATGCGCAACCGGCGCAACCGATCCAAGTGCGCTCACGTGCAGCGAGTCAGGAAGGACAGCCTCGTTGAACATCCCACCTGATGCAGACTATGAGCGCAAGAAGAAACTGGCTACTGACAGACTCTGGAGCTGGGGGGATTATACGCGGGCACGGGAGACGCCAGCCGGGCAGACCACCAGCAGCATGATGTACCGGCTGCAGGCCGAGGAAGCCGAGAGCAAGCGCCGCACCAAGAAAGTCCCGCAAGCATGGTCCTGCAAGACCTGCCTCTGTTATTACTTCGGAAAGCGCCCGACCACCTGTGGGCATTGCAACCACAAGACATTCCACAAGCTCAAATATCAGGCTGGGAAAGAGGTTTACGCGGCATTGATACGCTCCACGAGCCCGGGCCGGGACTGGTCAGAGGAAATAGAAACGGACCGGCTGGTGCGCGCCTTGCCGTATTCATTGCGGCGCATCATTGAGATGATCTATTCCAGGAACATGACCGTGAAGGATGGCGCCTGGAAACTCAGGATCAGCGAGTTCACTTTCAAAATCAGAAATAATTTAGCACTGCATTTCTTAATGGGCGCAATGAGATACGGAACAAACGGCATTTGACAGTCAACCGATCATGATGTATTTTTATGTATACTTGCTCAAAGCTATCCAATCAGACCGGCCCCTGGCCGGTTTTTTATTGCCTGAAATTCACCATGGAATCAATATGCTGATCACGACCATTTACGGTGAGATGGAGGAATCCCTGCTTGAGAAAAGGGAGGGCATCGTGGACGACGATAATGAGCACACCACTTGGGTTGAATACTGGTTGAATGGCGAGATCGTGCATCGTTCAGCGCATGTCACTTTGAAACGCGTCGCGTCAATTATCGGAGAAGCCGGAGGATTTACCTCATGAATATCATTAGAATTTTGAAATGGCTTATTTTTGATGCCTTTATTTTTTGGGCAAATACACAGGCCATCTGCACCAGCTTCAAGGTGGAACTCTTAAACGGTCATCATGCGCTGGGCACGAGTGTAGTGCGTGGCGCAACGACCGCTGATTCCTTCATGGCCTCGCTGTATGTTACTACCGCGACCATTGGCGCCGGTACTACGGCCTATACCGCATCTGGTGAAGTCTCAGGGACAGGTTATTCCGCCGGCGGCGTGAATCTGACCGGCTCGCCGGATTGGATTGCACCATCAAGTTCAGGCACCACTGGCTTTTCCACACCGACGGCCAATATTGTGTTTACCACTGTCACGCTCACCACCGCGTTTGATTGCGTGCTAATTTACAACTCGACACAGGGCAATAAAGCGGTGAGTGCGCATACATTCGGATCGCAGACGATCACGGCGGGGACACTCACCCTTACCATGCCGACTAACGATGCCACAACTGGCCTCATACGCCTTGCATGAGAAACATCCGATTCAGGATTCACCGCCATGGAGCGATGCCGATCGAATCCGCCATCTGGAATTGCATCTCGCCATGTTGTGGGATCACGTTTGGTGGTTGAGCCTACCTGACGAAAAACGCAAGGAGTACGAAGCGCAAGGATTTACTGCACCCATAAAGGATTTTTATGAGCGCGATTAGTCTGTATCTGACGGCGACGACCGCCAACAGTTGGCGCAGTCTGTCGGAAGCGACGCAGGCGGCGGCGACGAACACGGATGGCTGGGTAGTCGGCACAGGCTCGACGAACCATTCTGAATATTTTGTCGGGGTAGAACGCGCCGCAAGCACATTTACGGGCACGACGGTACCGGACGGCTCGCTGGATACAACGAACTTCGATGCATTCCGGTCGACGAACCCATACACCGGAGATTTTGCCAGCGCCAACTGGACGTTTACCTTCAACGTTTGCTCTGTTACCAGCACGACCGGGCAAGATGGACGCATACGATTCAGGCTGTTCAAGGCCAATTCAGACGGATCAAGCGCTACAGAAATAACCTCAGCACAGCAGCAGGGTGCGCTGATTACCGATCTGGCAGCAAGCCCAGGGAATGAATCTGGACTGACGTTTAACCCCGGCGCATTCTCGATCGACAACCAGTATTTGTTTGTTCAGATTGCATGGGAACGGACCGGCGCCGCTTCCATGACCACGGCTGATGTCAACTGGCGGACAGGTCAGTCATCCTCGCTGGGCACGCGGATTGTGACCGCAGAGTTTTCCCCGAGAATTGCCATTACCGGCGCCGCATCTACCGTATCTGTGGGTACGGTCGGAATTGGCCATGACAATGCGCCCACCGGGATTGCAAGCACCATTTCCGTTGGCTCTGTAATAGCCGATCGCGCAGAGGCCATCACGGGGCTGTCATCAACTGTTTCTGTGGGTACGGTGATAGCCGATCACAGTATTCCGGCAAGCGGTAATTCAATAACGTTATCCGCCGGCACGCCGGCGGTCGATTACAGCGTTGCTGTCACTGGCGGAATCGTCACGCTCTCAGCCGGTGATATTACCGCGAGTATTGAGTCCGGTTTAAACATCAATCTAACCGGCATTGCCATGGCTGGCTCTGTTGGTGACCTATCTGCGGCGCGGAATATTTCTTTAACCGGGTTGTCATCAACTCTGTCCGTCGGGACATTGACAGTTGATCATGGCATATCAATCAATGGAGCAGTGGCTACGCTCTCGGCAGGATCGGTTATTGGCGATCATGATATTGCCGTCCCCGGAAATGCAGTGTCACTTCTGTCCGGCATCATTGCTCCTGACAGAAGTATTAATCTCTCCGGCATCGGCTCCGTTCTGTCCGCCGGAGATTTACTTGCCGCTATAGCTCATGCCTTATCCGGGGTTGGTATCACTCTCTCTGCTGGTGATGTTGTTTATAATGCCGGTGGTGATTTGGTGCTGGCGCTTACCGGCGAAACAGTGATATTTGGTATCGGATCGTTATTGATAGAAAAAGGCATCGCCCTTTCTGGCGTGTCCGTAATATCTGCCCCCGGTTCTCTGGTTACAGGACGAGATATTGCGTTGCCGGGTGTTGCCTCGATTCTGTACGCAGGGGATTTATTCAGATCGATTGATCCGTCGCCGTTTAAACGCATCTTGGTGATAGCAGAAGGGGAGAGGCAAGACGTGATCTCAGGTGCAGATCGAATATTCATCGCACCCGGCACTAACAGAACCTATACGGTGAACTGATGACACAGTACATGCAGCCGAAGGATCCGCAGGAAGCGATTGAGTACACCATGGACTGGACGGCATACCTCGAAACAAATGAGACCATCGTCACCAGCACCTGGGCTATCGTCAATAACGATTCACCTGCAACGCTTGCCAAGGACAGTGATACCAAGACGGACAAGACAACGACGGTCTGGTTATCAAAGACTTCCGGTGGCACACCAGGTAAAGAATACATGCTGGCGAATACCATCGTCACTAATACGACGCCTGCGAGGACATACGAGAGAACCATCATTGTGCCGGTGATACAGGAATGAGCAATGAGTATTGAAGTCTGGCAAGAGTTTGATTGTCCGGGTCAGCAATGTGATGCTGACTTAAATGATGATGACATGGTATTTATCGGGGCTTCATTTCATTGCACATGGTGCGGTAATCAGCACGTTTGTGGTGATATTGAAGTGCAAACATACAAACGTGATAACAATATATTTACAGTAATACCAACGCCACAAACGCACGAAGAACTCATTGCGTTAAAGAATAATAAAAATGCCGCAAACACCAAAGATGCACCGCCCGACTCTGCACCTTAACAAGCGGCATGTTGAAGAAGCGCAGCGTAAGCGACGTTATCCCGACGGCAGACCATATGACAGGCAGTCATGGTTGAGATTGCGCAACTACATCCTTGCCAAGCAACCACTGTGTGCATGTGGATGCGGCCAGCCATCCACTGATGTGGATCATAAGAACGGCAACAACCTGGACAACCACATAGACAACCTGCAAGGACTCACGCATGAGTGTCATTCGAGAAAGACGGCGAGAGAGAATAACCCTACCATCAAGGTTAATAAAACAGGACATGATGGCACAGGCAGCCCAACTGACAGTAAACATCATTGGAATAGCCAGGGGAAGGGGGCATGAAATCTCTAGGAACGCTTGCGCTGACGACCGTCTGCCAAGTCGCATATACAAAATCGCAAAATTGGCTATCTTTGCAAAATTATGAAAAATAATCATAAATTGCAACAAATCTATAAGGCCATGGACGGTGAAACCAAAGTGATATTTTTAGACATCAACAATCTAAAACCCTATCCGAATAACCCTAGAAAACACAGCGACGAACAGATCGCGCTCCTCGTTGGCAGTCTGAACGAGTTCGGATGGACCCGCCCCATACTCACGGATGAAAATGGCGTGATTTTGGCTGGGCATGGGGCGTGGGAGGCGGCGAAGGCCAGGGGGGATGACAAGGTTCCGGTGCTGATCAAGGCGGGGCTTACAGCCAAACAGAAAAGCGCCTATATCATTGCCGATAACAAGCTCGCGGAACGGAGCACATGGGATATGGATATCCTGAAAACAGAACTCAGTGAACTCGTCAAGTTTGATAGTGATCTATTCGAGATCACCGGCTTTCGAGACTTTGAACTGCGGGATATGTTGGGGAACGTGGGGCATGAGGGCGAGGATAACTTGCCCGATAAAGTTGTGAAACGCTGCCAGCCCGGACAACTTTGGACTTTGGGCAAGCACCGGCTGTTATGCGGCGACAGTACTAAAGCGGAGGATGTCACCCGACTGCTGAATGGTGCAAATCCCCATCTGATGGTAACGGACCCGCCGTATGGTGTGGGATATGATGCAAAACACCGACTTGATTCAGGCATAAATAAACAGCACCAAAAGCGCGCAGAAAAGAAAATCACCAATGATGATCGGATTGATTGGTCCGAGGCATACAATTTATTTCCGGGCGGCGTTGCTTACATTTGGCATGCCGGTCGGCATGCCAGTGAAGTTCAGCGATCACTTGAAGTTGCCGGGTTTATCATCCGTTGCCAAATTATCTGGGTGAAGAACTCGCTGGTAATTGGCCGTGGCCATTACCATTGGCGGCACGAACCATGTTGGTATGCGGTGAGAAAGAATCATGGGAAATGGTATGGTGGGAGAAAGCAATCTACGGTATGGGAAATTGAAAACATGCATCGCACACAAGGCAGTGTTGATGATGGCAAAACTGAACTCAGCAGCCAAAAACCCGTTGAATGTATGCGCCGTCCCATCCTGAATAACTCCAAGCGCGGCGACGCGGTGTACGATCCATTCATCGGCAGTGGCACCACCATTATCGCCTGTGAGGATGAGGGCCGCATCTGTTACGCCATGGACATCGATCCAGACTGTTGTGATATAACAATTCAGCGATATGAAAACTACACCGGAAAGAAGGCAATGGAGTTATGAGGGGTAGAAAGATAAAACCAACCATCCTAAAAGTTATCGAGGGAAACCCCGGTCATAGACCACTTCCTGACAATGAGCCGATACCGACAGGGAATCTGAAAGCTGCGCCGATGTGGATGTCGCCAGCTCAGAAAGAGGGATGGAATTACGTCATCAAGTACGCGCCCAGGGGGTTATTGAAAAAGATCGATAATTCAGTGCTGGCAATCTGGATATGCGCGGAAGACACCCATCGTGAAGCGGCCATGAAGGTGAGTCAGCATGGATTAGTTCATGCCAACAAGGAAACAAAACGCATCACCATAAATCCGTTTATTAAAATCATGAATCAGCAGGCGTTGATCATGATTAAAGCAGCCTCGGAAATGGGCTTTACACCAGCATCCAGACCTAGAATAAAACTGGAGTCAGACGGTGGCACGCAAGAAGAAGAATCATTTTTTAACTAAAGTTAGAAATGATCCGGTACTCAGCTACGCGCTCAAGGTCAGAGCGGGGAAAATTATCGCGGGGCCGCATGTCAAAAATGCCTGCGGGCGGCATATCGATGATTTTGAGCATCAGGAAAAGTACGGTTTTAAGTGGGATTTGATTGGGGCCAAGCGCGCAATCCGATACTACGAAAAAATATTATGTCTTGGTGGCGGTGAATTTGAAGGCAGGCCTTTCATTCTGCTTCCGTGGGAACGTTTTATAGTCGGCTCTCTTTTTGGTTGGAAGACCGCCATAGATGATTATAGACGTTTCCGTGTTGCCTATATCGAAGCCGGGAAAGGTTCTGGCAAAAGTCCGCTATTGGCGGGAATTGGTCTTTATATGCTCACCGCTGATAAAGAACCACGCGCAGAAGTATACGCGGCGGCTGTAAAACGTGACCAGGCTATGGTCATGTTTCGAGACGCGATCTCCATGGTGGAACAGTCCCCGTCATTGAGAAAACATCTCAAGATGAGCGGCAGCAAGGGCAAGGAGTGGAATCTTGCCTATCACAAGACCAGCTCATTTTTCCGCCCCATCAGTTCCGAAGATCGGGGCATCGGTCAATCTGGCCCGCGCCCGCACTGCGGACTGTTGGATGAAATTCATGAGCATCCGACAAACGCTATGGTGGAGTTTATGCGGGCCGGGACCAAACAACGTCGCCAAGCGTTGATCCTGATGATTACTAATTCAGGACATGACAAGCGATCACCGTGCGGGCAGTATCATGACTATGCCTGTGCGATAGCAGCGCGCCAAAAACAAGACGATAGTTTTTTTTCTTTTGTGTGTTCCTTGGATGAAAAGGACGATCCATTCAAGGATGAAAAATGCTGGATTAAGGTTAATCCATCTCTGCCCGCCACGCCAGGATATAAATATCTGCGCGAACAAGTGCGTGAGGCTAAGGGAATGCCATCCAAAGAATCCCTGGTCAGACGGTTGAATTTCTGCGAATGGGTGGACGCTGCGAACCCCTGGATCTCGCGGGACCGCTGGATGGCGTGCGTTAAGGAAATGGACCTGCCGGCAGATCCGTTGCCATGTTCAGCCGGCATCGATTTGTCCGGCAAGACGGACCTTACCGCCTTGACGCTGGCCTTCCCGTTGCCGGATGGATCGAAAAAAGCATTCTCCTGGTACTGGACTCCGAAGGACACCTTGCCGGAACGCGAGAACCGGGACCGCTCACCTTACAGTCAGTGGGCCCGGGAGGGTTATCTTACCGCCGTTGACGGTAAATCCATCGACTACGCATGGGTCGCGCAACAGATTAAGTGGCTGAGCGAGGACTATCAGATAAAAATTCTAGCCTTTGACCGCTGGCGTATTAACGATCTCATCCGCGAACTGGACGAATGTGGCGTTGAGTGTTATCTCGCTAAAATGGAAATTGACAAGGCCGGGAAGGAAATCATCTCGCCCTGCGAAGGGACAGCACGCGGGATCGCCATGTTGCCGCATGGCCAGGGGTTCAAGGACATGGGTCCGGCAGTGGATGATCTGGAAGAATCCATCCTCAATGAAACCATCACCATCCAACACAACCCGGTGACGACCATGTGCGCGGCCAACGCTGTATTACAGACCGATCCTGCCGGCGGTCGTAAGTTTGCCAAGCAGAAATCCACAGGCAGGATCGACGGCATGATCTCCCTCGTCATGGCGAACCGGGCGGCAAAATATATTGATATGGTTAAGCAGATTGATTTGAATGCACTCATCATAAAACGCGGCGGGCTGGCGTGATGTTTGGCAAGAGACGCAGGCGCATGAAAAAGAAGGTGCGGCGTCCTCCGGTTCTTATTCCGTTTATGAAAAAGATTTTTGTTGCGACCGGCAAGATATTATCTGAACCGAGCGCACGGGACTGGTCCGGACTGATCGGATTATGTTTCCTGAGCGCCGGGTGTTATTACATCTACCCGCCTGCAGCTCTAGTGGCGCCGGGTCTAATTCTTATTTGGAAGGCGATCTTATCCTAATGGGTATACTAGAAAAAATTGAAGCGCGGGCGACCAAAACCGGGTTGAAACATCCGCGTGATCCGGTGCTCGCGGCCTGGTTTGGCGGCGGCAATGTTTCAGCCGCCGGGGTGTCCGTCACCGCAGACACGGCGATCACACATGATGCCGTATTTGCCTGTGTGCGCGTCCTCGCTGAAACCATGGCGCAGTTACCACTGCATGTATACCGTAGACTTGCGGACGGTGGGAAAGAGCGTGCCACCGACCATCCGCTCTATGACAAACTGCATAATGCACCAAACCTGAAACACACGAGTTATGAATGGCGCGAGCTGCAGACCGGGCACTGCGCCCTGCGCGGTAATGCGTATGCGCAGATCACCACTCTCAACAATGGCCGGGTCGATCAGATTATCCCGCTGCATCCGGATCGGGTGATGCCGTTTGAAGCGCCGGACGGCAGTGTGGCCATCAGGTACACGCCGGAGAAAGGCGGGAATGTGATTTTGCTCGCCAATGAGATCATGCGTCTGCCGGGCCTGAGTTGTAACGGCATCGAGGGGCTGTCCCCTATTACGGCACATCGGGAAACCATAGGCCACGGTCTCGCCGCACGGGAATACGGCAGCCGGTTTTTCAGCAACAACGCTGCGCCTAAAGGCGGGATCCGGGTCCCGGCGGCGTTGGATGATGCGGCCATCAAGGCATTGCGTGCCTCCTGGGATGCACGGCATAAGGGATTGGAGAACCAGCATCAGCTTGCCATCTTCGACGCCGGTATGGAGTGGGTCTCCATAGGCATCAGTAACGAGGATGCGCAGTATATCGAAGACATGCGAATGAACGTGGAGCAGGTGGCAGGCATCTTCCGTGTGCCACTGATACTTTTGCAACGCACAGAAAAGGCGACGAGCTGGGGGACCGGCATCGAACAATTTATGCTGGCCTTTATCATCCACACGATCATGCCCTGGGTGGTGCGCTGGGAACAGCGCATGAACCTTTCTTTATTATCGGAAACAGACCGGCAGCAATACTTTATCGGCTTTGAACTGAAGGGTTTGCTGCGCGGTGATGCGGCGGCTAGAACTACACTCTATCAGGCCATGTTCAACATGGGCGCCTTGAGTGCAAACGACATCTTGAGACTTGAGGACATGAATCCATCCACTGATGGAGACCGCAAGTATGTACCGCTGAACATGGTGCCGGTTGATTTAGTAGATAAAGTCTTGTTGAAAAATAATCCCGTGCAACAACGCGGCAATGGTAAAGATCATTACGAGGATGCAGAACATGAATCCACTGGAACGCCGATACATCGCGCTTGATATTCAGCTCATCGAGCCGGAAGAGTCTCGCGCCGATAAAGAACAACCGAAAATCACAGGTCATGCCGCCGTATTCGATGTTTTGTCTGAAGATTTCGGAGGCTGGCGGGAGAAGATCGCGCCCGGCGCATTTTCAAAATCCGTCGGTGGTGATGTGCGCGCTCTCTTTAATCACGATCCGAATATCATCCTGGGCCGCACATTGTCAAAAACATTGAGACTTAAAGAAGATAATCGCGGCCTGTATACAGAGATTGATCCACCGAACACATCCACGGCGCGCCATGTCATCGAGGCCATACGACGCGGGGATGTCACACAGATGTCATTCGGGTTCCGCACGTTAAAAGACGAGTGGAAGTTTGACAACACGAAAGATGAAGCCGTGCGCACCCTGATTGATGTAGAGCTTTTTGATATCTCACCAGTAACATTCCCCGCGTACCCGACTACAGATGTCGCTGTGCGCGAGTTTCGGGATTTTATGGAGTCATTGAAGAAGTCTGAACCCTGGCGCCTGAATCTTGCGCTCCGTGAGATGCAATTTATTGAATAAATAGTTTTCACTTTTAATCGTTGTACCCGAACCCGCTCCGGCGGGTTTTTTATTGTCCATTCACATTGGAGGTTTATATGTCTCTCAAAGCATTGCGCGAGAAGCGCGGTAGTACAATCGCCGAAATGCGGGCGCTGCTCGACAAGGCGAAAGAGGAAAAGCGTGATCTGACGACTGAGGAAAGCGCCAAACACACGGAGATGTACAACAAATCAGAAGATTTGCGCGCCAAAATCGAAATGGAAGAACGGCAGGAAAAGCTCGACCGCGAGATGGCCGTACAGACAGCCGATGGCGAAGAAGCACGCCGGAAGGCCGCAGGCGGTGCTGGCGACACTGATCCAGCCAAAGCCATTGAGGTCAGGAAGCAGAAAGAAATGCATGGCTTCCGATCCTTCCTCTTGGGTGGGGCAGGTAATCCTGAGTTCCGCGCATTACAGGCGGACGTGGATACGTCAGGCGGTTATTTGGTAACGCCGGAGCAATTTATTCAGGCGCTCATCAAGAACATCGACAATCAGACATGGGTGCGCCAGAACGCAACGGTGTATCCTGTCGCCAATGCGGATGCGCTCGGTGCTCCGTCACTCGATGCCGATCCTGCTGATGCGGACTGGACCTCTGAACTGGCTACCGGATCAGAAGATTCCACGATGGCCTTTGGTAAGCGGCAGTTACATCCGCGACCGCTCGCCAAACGGATCAAGGTATCCAATACCCTGATGCGTAAATCCGTATTGCCGGTTGACTCCCTCGTTGTGCAGCGCCTTGGTTACAAGTTTGCCGTGACCGAGGAAAAGGCATTTTTGACTGGCACCGGCGCCGGGCAACCGCTCGGTGTCTTTACGGCGAGTAATGACGGTGTGCCGACCTCACAAGATGTATCCAGCGGCAATTCCAGCACCTCCATTAAGTTTGATGGCCTGATCAGCGCAAAGTATAAACTCAAGGCCGGTTACTGGCCGCGTGCCAAGTGGCTTTTCCACCGGGATGCGATGGCGCAGATCAGTAAACTCGTGGACGGCATGGGGCAGTACCTCTGGCGTCCGTCCGTGCGTGAGGGTGAGCCTGACATGATCCTGGGTTCGCCGCTTATGGTGTCTGAGTATGCGCCGAATACCTTTACCAGCGGTCTCTATGTAGGCATGTACGCTGACTGGAGCTGGTACTGGATCGCGGACAGCATGATGATGACGATGCAACGCCTTTCGGAGTTGTACGCGGAAACTAACCAGACGGGCTTTATAGGCAGGCTTGAAACGGATGGGATGCCATGCCTTAGTGAAGCGTTCGCGAGAGTCAAACTTGGTTAGTGCAATCAAATTATCGGAGGATTAATGAAAATGAACCTTTCTTCAGAAGTAAAACTGATCAAGATTAAAGATCACAGTGCTTCCGGCACCAGCACGATTACATCGGATGCCGTAGACACTCAGGGTTATGAGGGCGTTTTGCTCTTTACCTCGTTTGGCACACCAGCGGCCAATACCACCATCAAGGCGCAGCAATCATCGGATGACGGTAATGCGGATGATTATTCGGATCTTCTCGGATCATCTGTCGCTTCCGGCACCTCGGATGAGGATTGCTGGATTGACATATACCGGCCTGCAAAGCGGTATGTGAAACTCCTGGCGTTGCCTGCGGGTACATCTACGGTGGAGTCCATGTGGGCGATCCTGTATGGACCCCGCACCATGCCGGTGGATAACACCATAAGCGGCACCATCATTGGTGAGGCCTTTGCATCTCCCGCCGAGGGAACTGCCTGATCGTAATCCACAGTTCGGGTAATCAATAACAAGGGCCGGTAACACGGCCCTTTTTCTTTGGAGATTTCAAAATGAAAAGACAGATATTTTATTTTCTGTTGTTTGCACTTTTGACACCGCTGGCCGCCATCGGCGTGGCGAATGTCAGCAATTACATGGAGCAGGGCGGCGCCAGTTGGATTGTAGGCGGTGAATTGGATGTAGTCTCTGGCGGAATCCTTGATGTCAAGTCCGGCGGTGCCTTGAAGATTGCGGGCACGGATAAAACCTCATCCATTGCCGGACTGCCGGCAACCACTAATTATGCCGTTGGTGTTGCCTCCGGGTACATGGTTGCACGCGGCACAGTAACATTGGACGGCACGAATCCAAGCTCGGCGACCACCGGACTGACGGCCATCGTTGCGTGTTCCGTCACCGATAAACGATCTACTGCCCCGGGCGTTGATCCGACCGCTTTTACGATTGCCACGGCAGCCGTTGCAGGACGGCTTGATATCTACGCCTGGAAACCAACCACAACTACTGATACCACATTAGTTGCGTCCGGCGATTCCGATGATACTGTCGACTGGATTTGTGTGGGGACATAGCCATGTTTGTTAAACGCTACAGTATCCCCGTTACAACCTCGGCGGGCGGCGCCTTTACTGGGTACACCGATGAGCCGGTGATGGGGCGCGTACTGCAGGTGAGTTATGTCCCTGACGGCACCAGCCCGCTCGATACCGGGGCGGATCTCGATATCACCGGCGAGATCTCCGGCGCCGTTGTCGCCAATCATGACAACATCGGCACGTCTGCATTCACACGGGCCTACCGGCAAGCCAAACACGATGTGGCTGGTGCGGCATTGTTGTATGCGGCCGGCGGCACGGCGCAGGTGGATGATATCTATATCGCCAATGAACGTCTGAAACTGGTCATTGCCGCAGGTGGTGACACCAAGTCTGGCACGTTCTACATCTTCGTGGGGTAATCATGAAAATCAAAATGCGCACGACTGCATCAGGGCCAGCAGGCTGTCATCAGGCCGGGCAGGTTTATGAGGTTTCTTCTTTGGTTGCAGAAGCCTATCTCCAGGGCGGATATGCGGAAGCGGTAAAAGAACAGCACGAAACGGCCACCCTGGACGTTCCTGAAACGCCGGAAGTAAAAGCGCCGGCGCCGCGCCGTGGACGCAGCAAGAAAGTGGCCGAATGATCCATGTCGATTACGCTGATCACCCCGCCCGCGTATGAGCCAGTCTCAGTAGATGAACTGAAAACACATCTCCGCATATCGCATACGGATGATGATGTGGATCTCTTTACGAGAATCAAGCTGGCGCGTGAAGCCGTGGAGGCGTTTACCAACAGGCGGCTGATCACGCAGACCTGGGACTGGCGGCTGGATGCTTTCCCTTGTTATTTCCTGGTCCCGACGCCGCCGCTGCAATCCGTTACCTCAATCAAATATCGTGACAGTGACGGCGCGGAGCAAACCCTGTCCGCCTCCGTTTATGACGTGGACATCTACAGCGCCCCGGCCCGGATTATGGAAGCCTACGGGCAAGCCTGGCCGGTCACGCGGGAGATGATGAACGCCGTCACCGTGCGTCTGGTATGTGGCTACGGCCTACCGGTGGACGTGCCTAAATCGTTGCGCAACGCTGTGATGATGATCGCCGGACACTATTACGAGAACCGGGAAAATACATCCATGCTCACCATCAATGAGGTTCCGCAGGCTGCGCAACATCTCATGTGGAATTATCGTATCAGGACATACTGGTAATGCATTCCGGGTTATTACGCCATCGGATCACCATCGAGGCCAGCACGCCTACCCAGAACGGATTCGGTGAGCTGGTCGAATCCTGGGCGACCTTTATCCGGCCTTGGGCCAGGGTGCAGCCGGTCAATGGCCGTGAGTTCTTTGCCGCCAAACAGATCAACGCCGAGCGCACGCTGAAATTCACCATCCGCTATCAGGATGGAATCACCATGAAAATGCGCATCAATTACGATTCGCGCCTGTTTGACATCAATGCCATCCTCGATATTGAGGAACGGCATAAAGAATTAACTCTGATGGCGACCGAACACAATGCCTGAAGAAAATATATCAATGCGCGGCTTCAAGGAGCTTGAGGACGCCTTGAAACAGATGGGGGATGAAAAGGCCATCAAGGCCATGCAGGGAAGCATGCGCAAGGGAATGAAGATTGTTCTCGAGGATGCAAAACAGAACGCTCCTGTGTCAACCGGAGCATTGCGGGATAGTCTCAAAGTCGGCGCTGTGAATATCAACCGTTTGAAAAAAAGCGTAATCGTGCAAGTGATTACTAAACTATTTTATGCGCGATTTATCGAATATGGAACGGCATTAATCAGTGCCAGACCATTCATGCGCCATGCGCTCGAAAAAAACAGGGCCAAGGTATTATCCATCATGCGTGAAGATTTGAATAAACGCATCGAGCGTTTTTTCAAGAAAACAAAACTCTCTTAATTAATTTGGCTGTGAGAATCCGGCAGCACAGAGCCACCGGCCCCGGCACGTGCTTGCGTATCTTCCAGCGCTGCACCGTGGCCCGGTCAACGTCAAAAAGAGAAGCCGCCCTGACCTCGGTGAGATCGTGGGCGGCGAGAAAGGCAGAGAACTCAGTGCCGGTCATCAGTTTGGATCGCGCATTGTCAGAGTTAGTCCAGCACGGTATCCGCGCCCGAGAGCAGCGCGCATTGGGTCGGTGGAGTCAACGGCAGAGAGGCGCAACTCGTGCTCCGTCTGGGTGCCGAAATTCTCTCCGTGATGGGCACGCCGCAGTCCGCGCATATACCCAGCCCACCATTCCGAGCGCAGAGGTTCGGATTCCAGTTTGCGCAGTGTATCGGCGCGGCGCATGAGTGTTGTGAATATGCTCATACTAATTTCAATTTAGGCGGCTCTGATGTCGCTATCTCAGCGACAACGCAGTTTATAAATTCGCCAATTGCCTGCCCGTGACATTCTGTTTGCTGAACGCAATCCCACAGGTATTCAGAGGAGCTGAATAGATTTTTGGCACTGGCTGCTGGGAAACGTCCAGCGCCCTTAAACCCGAGCCCCCACGCCTGAGGATAGGCGCCGACGTTGAACCAGCCACTACGCTGGTGGACGTGGAAATGCAGCGCAGGGTCATCGTTTCGTGCACGCTCACGATTTTTTGTTTGATATTCTGGAAATTTTGAGATGCGCCACGCCGTAAATCTACACAGCGCCTCAGCTAACCCTCGTCGAAATGAGCGTATATCTGTCGCCGCGAACTCCTCTGCGTGGCTGTATCCATCGGTGATACGCAATTTAATGATATTATTCATGGCTAGCTGCTCAGGCGATCGTAACAGTCTGGGCAGGACGAACCCAGACTGGCTGACATCACGCTACCGCGTGGCGCTGAGTGCCCGCAGTCACAACGGACGTATTCGATACGCGCCTGCGCGGCCTCTCTCAGATTGCGTTGTTCTATTACAGGGATTTCAGAGCGGCAATTTGAATACCAATCATCTGGCGCGTTCCTCAATTTCTGCCCAGCGAGTAGGGCCATGATTACGTTGTCCCTAGTTAGGGGGTGTAGCGCGAGGCGGATTGGAACGATTTTACCAGTTGCGTTAATACCGTTATTTTTCTCGCAGAGAACCAAAAATTCCTCTGTGCGGTCGTCAGATCCAGATTTGCGACAATTTACCCAGTTTCCGTTACTGAGTTGGTATTGCAGTTTAATTTCAGTGTTCATTTTCGTATTCCTCACCAGGCTACCGGCTGGCGGCGGTGAGATAGATGTTCTATCTCATGATTAGGGTGGTTGGTCATATTACCCGGTATACGCGCCCGTGAGACGTTGAGAAAAGATCGTTGAGATTCAATTCGCCATCTTCGTCGCGAGGAACATTTTTCTCGTCGACCTCCTCGACCAAGAGGCCGAAATGCACCTGGCCCTGCCTGTAGCATGCGGCTTGGCCATCGAACTTTTTTTGATGCCAGCGCCCGCTTTCGTCGCATACCGGCCATTCCGGTTTAGTTGTTATGCGGTCGTCTACGGCGTCCACGCTGCCAATTTCGACGTATTCGTTGCCGTTGTAAATTATTTGGGTAGTCATTATTGTTTCTCCAGCCCCTGGACCCCCGAGGCGCGGGTGAGATAGATGTCCTATCTCATAATTTAACTATAGCCGCAATATGCGGTATTGTCTACAACTATAATAATATATATATCAATAGGTTAGGATAACGGGAAAAATTCCTAAACGGCCTTTATATTTGGCCGCCATAGGCCGCATTATGAGGCTATATCTCTATATAGGTTGGGGCCGTAGCGTTTAACTGGAGTCAAATTTTGAAGCATTTTTTTAATTTCAACGAGAAAAAATCATGATTTTCAGCATTTGCCTATATATAGCCTATATAAATCAATAGCTTATGCCGACCGCCGTTGAAGAAGCCATTTATAACCGCGCTACCACGTTTGCCGGGATCAGCGCATTGATCGGGACACGCGCCTATCCATTGCAGTTACCGCAGCAGCCGACATTACCGGCGCTCACTTATACGCGCATCAGCAATGAGCGGGTATCAGCCATGGGCGCAGATGCCACTGTGGCGCGGGCGCGCATACAACTTTCCGCCTGGGGGGCGACATTCACCAGCGCCAAGACGCTGGCGAAACAAATCCTGTCAGGGTTTCAGCGATTCAAAGGCACCTTTGCCGGAATCGTTATTCACGATTGTTTCATTTTAAACGAGATCGACTTATATGATTCTGATGCCCTGATTTACCAGGTCATCACGGATATTGATGTGATTTACACGGAGCCTTAACCATGGCCGCAATTATTTTGGCAAATGCGCACGTATTGATGGATGGCTTTGACCTCTCCGGGGACATGAACGCCATCGCTCTGGATTACGGTGCGGAGATCAAGGACAAAACCACATTCGGAAATACCACACGGCGAAAACTCGCGGGACTGAAAACACTGGCCTTCAGTCATCAGGGCTTTTGGAACGGCGGGGCCAATGCTGTTGATGATGTTTTATTTTCCCGTGTCGGATCACAGGTGGTCATGACGGTTGCGCCGGAGACTATTGCCGCTGGAGATAGAGCGTTTATCAACAACGTCATCCTGGGCGATTACAACCCCGGTGCTGCCATCGGCGAGGTATTCCAGTTCTCTGTCACGGGTGAGGCTGGGGATAATTTTATCAGAGGCACAGTTGAATTTAATGGCGCAGCAGTGGGCACCGGCAGCGGCAACTCCACGGGCCGTCAACTCGGCGCACTGACCGCAGCACAGCGCATGTATGCCGCTTTGCATGTCACCGCAAAATCAGGCACGCCGACGCTCGATGTCACGGTGAAATCGGATGATAACAGCGGTTTCACTACGCCGGTCACACGCGGAACCTTTGCGCAGAAAACCAACATTGGCGCGGAATGGTTGGTGATTAATGGGCCGCAGACGGATGGCTGGTGGCGTATTAGTTACACCATTGCCGGTACCACGCCGACCTTTGATTTTATGGTCACGCTCGGGATCCTTTAACCCTCCCAAGTTTTTTCAATCTGAACCCGCTCCGGCGGGTTTTTTTATTTCTTTCAGCGAGGTAATCATCATGGCTGCGATTGTTTTAGTTAACGCCTATACGCTCATCAACGCGGTTGATTTGTCAGATCATGTCAGGTCAGTGACCATTAATTACGGCGCGGAAATCAAGGACAAATCCGCCATGAGTATTGCCACTCGGGCGAAACTTGCCGGGCTCAAGGACTGGAGCGTTAATATTGAATTTAACCAGGATTACGCGAGCGCCAAAGTGGACGCGACTCTATTCCCACTGGTGGGTGCCGCCGCGTTTGCCATTGAGATCCGCCCGGACGCCGGGGCATCCAGTCCAACCAATCCGAAATATACCGGTAACGCACTACTCGAAACCTACCCGCCGCTGAGTGGTTCCATCGGTGAGGTGAACACGACTTCTGTGACGCTGCAAGGCGACGGGACGCTCACGCGGACGGCTGTCTGATGGATTACTCAACGCTCAAACGAGTCAAGATTAAGCCGTGCGCGCTCGGAGACAATCTTTATATCCGGGAGATGACACTGGATGAACGCGATACCTACGAAATGGAGATGTTTAATTTTGGGAAATCGGAAAAGAACTCTCCCTTCCGGGCGCGCCTGTTAATCAAGGTGCTCTGCAATGACAAGGGCGAGCGTGTTTTTACGGATGAGGATGTCGGCAAGATCGGAGTTTTACCTGCCGCGCTCGGCCTGAAATTATACGAGCTCGCGCACAAACTGTCCGGCACCACCAGCGAAGATATTGAGGCGCTCGAAAAAAACTGATTGAGCGGCCCGCCCGCCGTTTCCTGTTTACATTGGCGCGGTCGCTCGGCAAAACGGTCTGTGAATTGAGGCGGTCCATCGGATCACATGAGTTGTCCGAGTGGATCGCCTTTTTTAATGTGGAAAATGACAAGCAGCGCGAAGCCTATCTGAAAAATAAAGCAGAGGCTTCCGTTAATCAAATAAAACGAGGTCGAAAACGTGTCCATCGCAGCATCCCTCATCATTGACATGCGGTTGAAGTTCGAGCAGGTCGTTGCTGGATTTCAAAAGACCCGCGCCGCGCAGAAAGCCTATGAGCGCGACGTGCAGCGCCTGAAAAATGAACTCGGCTTCATGGCGCAGTCGTTTATTGCGTTGGCTGGGCCAGCCGCAATCCGGATGCTGATC